TAGAAAATCATCAGCAGATGCAATAGCTTGTTTCCGGGTTCCTATACTAACCATTCTCACTTTACCTTTAGAGCGTTTTACAAGACCACACGATAATTCATTTACATCAATAACCATAGCAAATCCATTAAATCCTGTTGCTGTAACACATTTCCCGGTACCAAATATGTCTGTCCAACGGAAAGGGGATCTATCAATTAAATCAATTTCCGTCATGGAAAATTCTTCTAACTGAGAATTTTCGTCTTTCCCAAATTCATTACCACATATAGGACATTCACGAACACTTAACGGAACAACCGATTTACATTCTGGACACACTTTTTCAGGTGCTTGACCTTGCATTTCTGATTGTGAACCATCTAAATTAACATCATCTTCCAATGATCCATGTGTTAATACAGATGTACCAAAATCCAAAACAACACAATCTGTCTTAATAATGTCAGGATGTTCGTTAGCATCTATGGTTCTCAAACCCCGACCAATCATTTGAACCATTGTTGATTTATAAGAACAAGGACGGGTTAAGACAATACAGGATACAGGAGGTGAGTCAAACCCTTCTGTTAGGACAGATACGTTGACTACAACCTGTGTATCCCCACTTGACAAATCTTCCAGAATATACCTTCTTTCATTTTTGTCTGTGTTCCCTGTAACTATTCTTGCATTAATGCCTTCTTCTACAAATTCTTTACATAAATCTTCTGCGTGTGCGACTGTTGAACAAAAGACAACAGTTTTTCTATCGTGTGCTTTATCTAGCCATTCACTTACAACTCTTTGATTGATTGCTCGTTTGTTCATAATACGAGCCACTTGATCCATGTCAAAATCAACAACTGTTTTTCTTACATTCTGCAATTCTTTCCGAACACCAACATCAATGACATATGTTTTTGGTGGAACAAGAAAACCTTCACGAACAAGAGTAGCTATCTCTATTTGATGGGAGCAATTGGTAAAAACACCACGCAATCCTTTTTTATCCCCCCTATTTGGAGTAGCAGTAAATCCAATAATTTCTACGTTACTATTATTTTCTTTGGCTGATTCGATAATTCGCATGTAAGTGTCAGCGACAACATGATGACTTTCATCAACAATAAGCATATCCATTGGTTTCATATCATTTAAATTGTTTTCACGAGAAAGTGTCTGTACCATTGAAAAGACAGTATCGCCATTCCAATCTTTCGTTTCTGCATTCACAATACTTGTTGATATGTTCGGATTAATACGTTTAAATTTATCCATGTTTTGATTGACCAGTTCATCTCTGTGTTGCAGAACCAGAACATTTCTTCGGTTTTGGCAGCGTTGTCCAATCAAAGCTGATAGCATTATTGTTTTTCCTGCACCCGTTGGTGCAACAACAACAGTATTTCCATGTTTATCCAAAGCATCTATGGCTGACTTAACAGCGATTTCCTGATATGGTCTTAAAAGCATGAAACTCCTTTCTCTTAATTAAATTCCCCAACTGCCGTAACGTAACCTAACAGAACGGACCTTACCCGAACCTGCCGTACCAAAACTGCCGTATCTTAACTGACCCCTCCGTACCCCACCCCAACTGCCATAACGGAACACAACAAACCCCTCCACACCCCACGCAACCCCGCCTGAACAAAACAAATGTTAACTGCCGTACCCCAACGTGCCGTACCAGAGCAGAACGCACCTGAACGCACCCGAACTCATGTGAACTGCCTTACCTAAACGGAACGTACCACGCCGCACCCCTCCCAATCACAGATTAACAGAACTCAACTGCCTCAACTGACCCGAACTGACCCAAGCAAACCCAACCCCAATTGACCACAACTGCCTTAACAAAACGCAACTCTGACTAATCTAACTGACCTGACCCCTCCTCAACACGACACAACAGCCTTAAAAAAGTGAGGCTATACAGCCTCACTCTCCACACTATGTTCTTCTAAAGAATCTGCTACTTCTTTAAGTTTCTCTATTTCAATGTCTTTTATGACACAAATACCTTCATGTCTTTTAACCCAAGCCCTTAATTCTCTACAGGCTTGACGGCATAATTCAGCAACAGTTTCAGGATTATCCAAATCAAACTTTTGATAACCACCACCCTGTGCTCGACCATCTATAGGCGATATATAAGTAGGAAACTTTAATATTTTTGGTTCGCTAATGCCAATACTATTAGTAGCATCAATAGATTGAGATGGAATATCTTTATATTTAATAGTTATTTTACAACCTGAAAAAAACTGACGAATTTGTTGTATTTGATATTTAATCGCAGCTTTTTCTTTATCCCACTCCAATACTTTATACATTGGGTGGTTAGGCTGTGTAGATAACCATTCACGAAATTCGGCAGGAACAATAATGTTCCTGCCTGTTTTGTTAAGATAATCATTAGCAATTGCTTGACGATCTCTCTTGCCAAATCTTTTGGGTTTAGTCATACTATGCAACTTCCTTAACAAAAGCCGCTCTTTTAAGCCTCTCTTCCGTAATTGCTTCATAAAGATCGTGACTCATGTTATCATGTGCTTCCATTTCTGGATTATTGACAGCAAGTTTTTGGCAAGTAGCACCTTCTTCTTTAACAAGTTTATCCCACAATTTTAAGTCCTCTTTTGTTTGGACAATCTTATATCCTCCCATCGGACCACCTTTTTCAATTCGCCAATCACCCAATCCACATAACGTACCTGCATTAACGAGCAATGCCGTAATGTCATGTTGACTAAACGTAGGGTTGATATAACGAATTGTAACTTGAGTACACCAATTAGGTAATTTAGCACGAGTACGAATATCAGGTGTTCTATTTATATCAGAAGAACGAACAGTAGACATATTCATATAAGGTTTACCCCATATATTAATATGCTCACCCACAAGGTAGATACCACGATTGATACTAGCTTTGGTTACACCAGCAGTTTCAAGAGCCGCAGTTGCCATACCTCTTTTAATACCTGTAGATGGGAAACTAAGATAAGCACCATTAGTGCCATTGATATACAAACTATCCACAAACTCTTTTTCAGGATTGTGTTTAATTTCTTTTTTTTGAGCGGCAGTTTTCTTTGGTGCTCCCATTAGCAGAGCTTTTTGTGCCTTTAAAGACATTGAATTATAAATTAAAGGTGCAGTACCTATAATTTTAAAATAAGCCTCTGTCTGTTGTAATGATTCAATATTTAAACCCATTTCTTTTTCTACATTTTTCTTTATAGTCATAATTTGCCTCACTTTCTTTAAATTAAAATTTATAGTTAAAATAGGGGGGTATAATCATACCAGAGGATGTCTTTCCACCCCCCTGAAGGTCTTTAAAACAAGCCATTTTTTTTAGAAACTTGCATTTTTGACCAAAGATTTCAAAAACTGCACTTTTGATACAGTAAAGCCTACACTATTCTCAAAGGCAGTTTTCTTCTGCAAAAACTCCTCATTTTCTTCATCACTAAAAGTAATGTTAACTGCATGAGGGGTTCTCATTTTTTTCCTCAACGATTGTCGCTTTGCATATTCTCTCGCAGACAAGTCAGGACGTAATTCAATATCTTTTTCCTGCATTATTTTGCCCAATCTGGAACATTGCCATCTTGATTTTGTTGAGGTTGTGCTGTCGGAGTAGCAGGTGAAGTAGAATTAGATCCACCTATGTATCCATTTTGACTAGGAGTTAATGGTGCAATTAATCTGTTACGATCTGCATATCCATTAGTTCCTTTTTCAATTCCAATCTTAATGCACAGTTCCATGCCATTTAAATCTTCAATGCTATTTAACTGCCTCGATTGTTGAGCACCTGGTGTCGTATCATCAGGATTAATGTGACGAGCACTTTCAATAATGGAACGCATGGTTCTTAGACCAATCTCTTTGGCAACAGGAACATTACGTTCACTCATTTTGTCACCATCAACAAAAACTCTATGCCATACTTTTCGTCCATTATAATTACCACCCACGATAGTAAATACGATAGGCAACCACTTTGCCTTTCCACCACCTTGAGAAGCCTTAAAAAAGTTACCTCTTCCAAATTCAGGAACTTCCATATCCCCACCTTCAAGTTGTAAAGTAACTCTTGCGATAGTATTTTCTGGAATGAGTTCAAACTCTCCAGATGAACCACTACCAGGTTCTACGTTATTAAAATCTATAGCCATTATTCACCTCCTTCGTCTTTTAAGCTAAAATCTAATTTTCTTTCTTGTAATGGTTGGTTGCCTGACATTTTGTTAAGCAACTTACCGAGATTAGGTTCCTCGATTAATTCGAGTTTACCTGACCTATCTTTTGCAGGATAACCCCACTCATTAAGAGTATGGCAAACGAATGCACGATACGGTCCTGAATCTTCACTACCTGGCATGATAGCCATAGTAATAACTTCATCAACAATACCTGGCAATTCTCGCCCTGTTTTAGAACCTTCAATTTGAAGGTCATAGTTAGAACGACCATAATCATCCACCTTACTGTCTAAAATACCTACAAAAATTACATTCTTTTCTCGAATGTGCTGTAGGTGTGTTAGCCAAGACATCATTTCTCTGCCTTGCATACCATAAGCTGCACGAGTATCTAAACGACCATTTGCTGATTTACAATCAGGTTGCCCTAGACACCATTGGAAACACAAACGACCTGCAACAGTAATACTATCAACAAAAATCGTATCATATTTTGCTAACATTTCAGCAGGATTGCCATATTCCTGACAAACCCTTTCATAATGACTAGCAGAATACACTTGATCTTCATTGATTGCAGGATTTGCACCCCCAAGATAACAAGCAAAATCACGACATTCCTCCCAAGTTCTAGGACGAATAACATCAATGGGCCACCCTTGAATGGCACTATCACCTGCTTCCAGATCCATAAATAAAGTTGTTTTTGAATCAAGTGTACGAACAAGAGTTGTCTTGCCTACCCCACTCTTTCCACAAACAACAACTTTATGTCCTCGTTTTTCCTTGAGTCGAGCATCAGCTGAAATAATTTGAAACACCATTATTCAATCTCCTCAAAAGTTACTTTCACACCTTGAAGGCTAACTGTCCTAAATTCTTTTAATTTCTTATTGATTTCAGGAACGGCATTTGCAAACTTAGATTCAGGAACTGTAATGCTCACTTTTGCATAATGCATTGCTTCTTCAGGTGGAAGGGTTTCCAAGAAGGCTCTCAATTTATTTTGATCCCACTCTACTCTCTTACGTATTTCAACTTTAATTTTATGATTATTCTCAACTAAAGTTGCAGTACCAAAATCTTTTCCCTCTTGCTTTAGTAAATCCCTAGCAGGTTCAGTATACCTGTTTTCAAGGGATTTGTTGAAGTCCTCCAACTCTTTTTTCGCTTCTTCATACTTGCGAACTAAAGTTTCTTTATGAGTAGCCAAGCTCTCTGCGATAGTAGCTATTGCTGCCATAAATCCTCCTTTCTGTTAAATGATTAAAAAAAACAACGTACATCTAATATATGGGATTTATACGGAAATAGCAAGTATTTTTTTTATTTTTTTTTAGAAATTTTTATATTTCC